TGTCCTCGGTCATATTTCTTAGGTGCAAACTCGTTAAATCTAGCCACCGCAATGTCGCGGATTTCGTCTGGGGTCATCTTGGTCTTTCTAGCTCGTATTCCAGTTGGTTAACGTACCTAAATAAATCCCTTATAAAAACTTCACTCTCATTTCCCCCGTCACGGTAATGGGAGCCATTAACAGCATCTTCAGCCCCCTTCGGATGGGCTGCTGTCATGTCCCGTATCCCGTTGTACTTCGGGGTCACGCACCCGAACGCCAGCAATATAATCATCAACAAAGGTATTTTTTTCATCTAGCCTCTCTTTCGCCACCTTCTCCTGATGGGCCTTATTCATTGCAGCCACCCCATCAGCAATCCTCTCAGCCGCATCGACGAGCCGGGGGATTGCCTTTAGGGCAGCTAGCAATGTGGTAATCATGAGTTCTCTGCGTCTGCTTTCTTGACCAGCGTCCGGGATACTGTGTATCCAAGAGCAGCCAGTGCCGAGCAGGCGAAGGCAACTATCTTGCCCGTGGAAGTGCCGCCCTCAGGGTCAACAATTCCGCCAGCAATCAGGATTCCAAGGACTGCAGTAACAGAACTCAACCAAAATTCGGTCGAGCGGATGCCACTGCGTTTTGATGGGGTCTCTTTCTTAGTGGTACTCATTTTGTTTTTATTGGGTTTCCAGTGAGATCCGTGATCCTCGGGAGGACCGGGAACAATTTCTCATCCCCGACCTCCTTTTTGGACCCCGGCATCCCAACATCCTCTACAGACATCTTCTCGATGTCTTCCATGGTTACCTTGACCTTAGGGTCAACGGCCCACATAATCTTTTGCTTCTTGCAGAAGTCACCCACGAGTCTTCGCGCCGGGACTATAAGGTTGAATCCCTCACCGGCACCACGAACGATCATGCCCACCCAAGTCCCGTCGTCCGTAAATACTCCACCGCCGCTGGACCCGGGAAAGGCCACTACAGTGGTTTGGTCCATGTAGGTGCGCTTAAAGATTCTTCCGTGCTGACTCATGATTCCATCTGTCATGGAATTGGAGCCCAGTTGCCCAAGTAGGGACCCAACATGAAACAGGTGGGTGCCTAAAGGGATTGGCGTGCTGTCGAGCTTGAACTTGGCTGACTCATCACCAAAGGCCTTCATGTCATTGGAGCGAACCATGAACAGGGCGAGGTCGTGACCGTCTTCGCTGTCGGAATACTTGATTACCTTGGCGTCAACGGTCACTTCCCCCACCTTGCGCCCATTGGCATTGCGCATCTCCCTTATCACCTTGGCATCCTTGAATTCAATAATCTTGCGAGGGACTCCCTTCACGGGGTCGATGACCTCCCTTACAGTCCTGAGCTTTGCCACCACATGACCGGCTGACCAGACAAATGAAACCTTCTTTCCTCCGACATCGCGGCTATAGATAACACCGCTACCCTCAGAGCGAGAGTACCCTCCCTCCGCCCGTATGGTTACGGATATGGATTGAAGGTAGGAAGCAATGTCCTTGGGTGCTGCGAATACGGTTGTTGCTATGAATATAAGTGCGAATGCTAGTGCTTTCATTTCTTCTCCTTGAAATGTGAATATAACTTAATGACTGTGTAGCTTATGGAGAGAATGAGCAGCACTATCTTCAACATCAGTTCTATGTCGCTGAGCCAAGTTACCCCTAGAACAGTTCCGTTTAATCCCAATGTCCTTAATGTTTCTGTGTGATCGTTCATCTCCCTCTCCTAACCTACCCTTTTTTTATGGTATCATCTAGTTAATATCCAAGCGCTTCTCGCATGATTTTTCGACGTACATTCTCATAAGTTGGAGCAGCTGGTGGCTTGTATGTTCCAGTGCTCTTTTTTGTAGATGGCTTCTTTTCCTCTTTTCCATGGAATGGCTTAACCTCAATACTGGTGCCATATTGGTTGTATGCCTCTAGGGCCCCTTGCACATCCTTCCTGTGATCCTCAGGAATTTCCATAAGGAGCCGGTTGTACTGCGTGTCCGTTGGCATGGTTACGAAAACCTTCCTGATTGGGTGCTGGTCCCGGTAAGATGCCCGAACATATGCCACAGCCTCCTCGTGTACGGTCCATTCAGTTCCGTCGCGATGCTTCCTGATATCCACCCTGCCGCCTGCCTTGGCGGTTTGATTCCTCTTCTCAATCTCCCTCTCCACGGCAACCTTGACGGCATCAATATAGGCCTGCCTGAAGGTCTCAGGGTCATTGGACATTGCGGCTATTGCCATGTTGCGGATGTGGGGCTTCACCTTGTTTCGCGGCATACCACCCCGATAAGGCGTCCTTACATCAAGCTCCAGACCACGTCCTACCACCCTGAGCCAGTTCTCCGTATTCAGCCTGCGGGTTACCTGACGCTCTGACTCAGCAAGCCCGAACATCCCATCGGTGGCCTGCATGAACTCCAAGAGCCCTGCCCCAGCTAGGTCCTGTATCAGTGGGCGCATAGCGTGTTGCCAGTCCATGGGGTATCCACGCCCATTCCATCTATATAAATCAGAGGCAAAGTTGGTTATCATGGACAGGAAGAATACCCGGTTCTCGACACTAAATTGCCTGCCGGTTGCGGGATTGACTACAGAGTTTACTGCATCACCCATGATACCAAAGGTGCCTGCCTTGCTGGCACGATCCATGAAGGCGACTACGTTGTCGCCAATAGTCTTGTCCGGGTCGAACTGAAGGGTGTTTGACTTCTTCTTCCGTATCTCCTCTTCCCACTCCTCCTTGATCATGACAAAGGCCATTGAGATGGGGAAAACCAATGTGAATGGGGCCATGGAGCGCAGCATCACCCTCGTGGAAAATCTTCCAGCGTCATCCTTGGTGGAAAACATCCTTGTTATGTCAGCCCACTTCTCAACCGACCACCCAACCAGCTGGTTGCTGGTTTTACCAAGCTCATTGGTGTAAACCCAAGTGGGCCTCGTCAATGGGCTGGTCTCCTTGGTGATCTCTGTCTGTGCCATGACTGCTAATTTACGTAGCTGGTCATTGGTGAAGACGTCTGTCTTCGCGCCGGAATCCTTTGTTAGCTTGGCAGACAGGGCCAGCTCCTCAAGGCTCATTCCGGCATCAGCCAGCTGGTCCTTCATGTACTCAAAGGCATTCTTACTCATTCCCACATGTGTGTGGTCCAGTTCAAACCCACGGTTTGCATCGCCCGGATTGGCGTCATAGTACTCCATCGCGTCAGTGATTATCTTATGGTAGGCCTTCCAAGTGTTAATGACGTTGGCTGCGTGCATCCATCCGCCAACTTGCGTGAACGGGGCATGTGGCTTCAGCGTGGCGTAACGAACCTTATGCCCTCGCTTGCCAAACCCGATAAACCCAGACCTAAATATTTCTCCTATGGATCTGGACAACTTGACCATTATGGACTTCGCCCTGCTTGGGTCGCCGGGTACTTCACGATGCCAAGACGACACCAGCCTGTCCCGGGCACGCATGAGGTTGTCCGGGTCACCTTGATTGAGCTCGCTGTACTTTGTCTGCCAGTTGCCCTCAAGGTCAATTTGAGCCCCGAATGCCTGAAAGAAAGATCCAAACATCTGCGTGAGCATGTTAAGCCCTCTGGCCGACTGCCTTACCCCTGTCCAGTTGAAGCCGTACTTTATAATCGGTTGCGCGAACATTGAGCTGATGTCGATGATTGCAGTCGTTACGGACTGTACCACCATCGTCACAAGGGCACCGAGGAACTCCATGGCTGTGCTATACTCCATCAACCCATGGGTTGCCTCATTCCTGAGGAATGCACCAAGGGAGTTACGCAGCTCATCAACCCTCTTGGAGTTCTTCTTAGCCTCTGTAAGTATCTTATGCCCCCTGTCCTTGGGTATCCCAAGCTGCGAAGCCGCAAGCTCATTGGATTCTGAAATAATCCATTTGGTTTTCTCCTTTGAATCTATTACTCCAAAGTCCTTGTTAGCCCTGTCTTCTATTTCAGCCAGCAGGTTTATTTGGTTCTGGAAATCGTTCTGTGCCGTGTTGAGGTCTCCGTCAATGCCATCCATGTCAGTGCCGAAGGAAGCCTGAGCACCCCACCCGCGTATGGTCGCGGCTACATTATGCTCCTCGAAGTGCATATACTCCAACCACTCAGAGGGGAACCCTTCAGTCTGCCTTGCATCAAGCATCACCCTCCGCTTGGATGAATAGGCCTCGTTTATACTCTTTGTGGAGGTGGCCTTATTGATGCTGGCCTGAAGTGAGTTAAAGTGGCTCTGGAGCACGCCGGTCACATGCCCGACGTATGCGGTTAAGGCAGCTTGATCATTGATATCCCCGCCGGTATTCCTGTAGAGCGCCTCAGCAAACCCGATAACATCACCTTCTCCCGCGCTATCAAAGGCAGCCTTGGAGTCAGAGCGATGTGCCCTGATACCCTTCATGTTGTCATGATCCATGGATGGCTTGCCGTCCTTATCCACCTTTATCACTATATCCTCTGCCGACAGGAAGGTGGTGGTGCCCTGAATTTTTGCCAAGGCCCCGACAAACTTCTCCCACGTTCCTCCCTTTGACCTGCTTATCCACTCACTAGCCAAGCCGTCCCTGTTCTTAACATAGGCCTCTCTAGTTTTCTCAGAGACTGTCTGCGATGTTCTCCTGTCCTCTGCGGTGCCTTGCCACATTGGAGCCATCTCTGTCATGGCCGACTGAATTGGGCTGCTTAAGTGCCTTGCCACGGTGAACAACTCAGAGCCAACAGCACGACGGAAGTAGGCATACCCACTGGTATCCTCAAGGACCTTCATCCCCATGTCCTCGTGGATTTTAATCATGGCCCTTGAAGTCTTGCCTGTGGCCCGGATGTAGTTCTCTATGGCAGGCCAAGCATTATTGTTCTTGATCGCATTTGAGAGCTTGTCATTCCCTGCAAGAAATATCTTCTTAATGTTCTCAAGCCCCTTGTTGATTGCCTCCTCAACGCTGGACGATTCCTCAAGAAGCTCCTGATGATTCTCGAAATAACTAAGGGCGACATGATGCACGCTGCTCCTGATAAACTGTGTGGACCCTCTGCCTACTTCGCCCATCGCTTTCTTGGCTTCAGCCTCTGCAAGAATCCATTCCCGGGCAAGGGGTTCAATCATCTCATGGTACTTTGTCATCCCCCAAAACTTGGTAAGCCTCCTAGCTATCTGGCGCATGGTGGGGTTGCCAGTCTCCTTGACCTTGTCTAGGAAGTTCCCTATCCACCTCAGCGTGTGACTATTCTTGCGTGCCGTGTAAGTGCGCAACACGAAGTCCATGGCAATATTGTCATACTGCCTCTTCACTAGGTTCCATACCTTATCCTTCACCCTGCCCTCGTGGTTCAGCCACTTGTGCATCTTTTCGAGGTCCATCTGCAGTTCCCGCATATAGTCCTCGCGACTCTGGCCGACAGGTGGAGTGGTATGGAATGTCTTGACGTTCTCGTCCTTAAATAAGCTATCAATCGCGGTGCCCGGCGTGGGCGGCACAATCATCTTTGATCCTTCATGGCCATCAAACATTGCCCGTGCTGTCTCAAGCTGCCTTTGCTCGGCTGAAAGTTCTGCCTCGACCAGTGACATCTGCCTAGAGAGGACCTTGCGGGTGACATTATCCAGATCAATGAAATCTATTGCATTGTCTTGGTCCTTAAGCAGCTTGCTGTGGGATTTCTTTCTCTTGTTTAATTCCCCAAGTATTCTCTCTGCTGCCCGGGAGTGTTTCCTTACTGAGTGTATGGCAGTGCGGGCCAAGGCAAGCGAATCCACATCAGGGCTTATGGCCAGCTTCATGGCCTTGTTTATCGCATCACGCTCATGGGTATCCGCCGCCTCCTCGGCCCTCATGTTGCGTATCTGGACAAGGTCGATAACATGCTGGTTGGACCTGCCAAAGCCTGCGATCAGCCCTGCAACGGCAAGGCGCTCATTCTTGCTCGTGGCAATCCGGTTAAGCTGAATATCCATCTCCCCACCGGCACCAAGTATCTGGTCAACCACATCGTTGATCTTTGCCTCCTTTGTGCCGAAGTCGATGTCCAGAGCGGCCACAGCTCCGAGCACATCAATCATTAAAGTCCCGTTATCGTCTATGAGCCTCTTGCCAACATCGTCCAGTATGACTTCAAAGTTTGCCGGGGTATCAGGGCGCTTCTTTAGCTTTCTGGCCACCTTGGCCATGATGTTGTATGTCTTCTTATTTCCGGACCTGAGAGTGTTCTTCATGTCCGCAAGCAGGTTGGTCAAGGACTTGGCAGCTACCTTTGAGGTGACACCCGCCTCCATGTACTTGCTGATTAAGGTCTGCAGCTCATTGTTTGAATTTTCAAATTCTTCCTTTGCCGTGTTCAGGTCGTCCTGCGACTTACCTCGGCGCTTCCTGATCCAGCTAAGTGTCTTGCTTAGCCTTGAAAGGACCCTGTTCAACGCATTGTCCCTGTCTATGATATCCTTAATGGCAATGTTGGTGGAGACGTTTGGCTTACTGACTTCAGTAAGGGCCTCATTAACACTATCAATCAGCTCCTTGGGTGCTGTTTGCCCGATCATGCTGACAAAGTCCTCGTAGGACTTCCCTTCCCGGTTAAGGCCCATGTCATCCCATTGCTGGTACATCTCCCTGTACACTTCATCGAGCTTGTTTTCCACGGCCACCATGGGCTTTGCCCGGGCTGTGTCGTTGGTGGTCTCCTCGCCGGGCTTGTCTCGGGTGATTGGTTGCGCTGTGCCCATGCGGCGGTTCTCTAGGACGTATGCCTGTGCCCCGGAAGATGCGTGCTCCAGTGAAAGAGGATGTCCGTAGTCAGCCTCTACCTCGTCATAATCCTTAGTTTTATCTCCGACTACCTGCTGCGCAGTTACCGTCCATTGTTGCGCCCTGAGTTCTTTCTCCGCACCTAAAAGTAATATTGTCTCAATGGCCTCACCTGCTAATGTCTGGTCGAGTGTACCAGACACCCCATATCTTGGGTCACCGGGCCTACCGATATGCCTCTTAGAGTCAAAGCGTTTCCCGCCAATCTGCTCGACATCGATGTCCTTCATGCTGATAATGACATCCAGAACAAGCCTCTTTATGTAGTGATAAATATCCATAAGGAGACTTAGCACTATTCCCTGTTCACCTACCACCCTACCGCTACGGCTTCCCTTTTGCTTGGATAGCATCCTAATGAATTGAGGATTGGACATTGCCTCGGCAAGGAACTCATCAAGGTTCTTGAAGCCATAAGCATCCCGATTTTTGTCCCACCCACGCTCCCCGATTGCGGATTCACGCGCCTTTACCATCAATCTCTGTAGCTTCTTAATCAGGTCCTTTTGCCTGCCATTAAGCAGTGATCCACCCTGCTTCTCAAAGTTCCAGATTGAACGGACCAGCATTACGTGGACCGCCTCATGAATTATGGAGTGAGCAATTTGTCTGGCGTTCTCATGGCGATTAAGAACAATCTGCACGGTCTTATTGTGATCACTATATGCCGCAATGCCACCACCCCTCTTGCTGCCTTCCTTTAACCTCGTGCCCTTAATAACACTTAGATTAGACAGCCCCACCAATGGATGCTGCGCAAGCATCCGGGCAATCTTGATAAACATCTTCTCCATCGGAGGCAGTGGCGGGTCGCCGCCGGGTCCGCGAAACTTCCCTGCTTCTTTTCCCTCGCTATCAAAGACAGCCTCCACCCTTGCATCTCGCAGGAAAAGGTCCTCGACTGCTTCTAACGCGGTACCAAGTGTATCTCCAAATCTTTTACGGTAAGCGGCAGCCACTTTATTGGCATTTTCCTCAGTCAGGTTGTCCAGAATGGACGGCGAATACCCCTCGTCCGGGCCATAGACCACCTTGCCGGACAGGTTGTGCCTTATCGCTCCGGGGCTGTCTGACTCAACCTCAACCGGCTCCATCTGGTGAGTGACAGGGTTAAAGATCTCCACTGGAGAACCGGGGTGGCCAACAGGAGTGTGGCCTGAGAATTCCACTTCCTTCTCATAGGACTCGCGTACAGCTGCTTGGGACTCGGTTTCTGGTTTCTTTCCAAACCGCTCGGACAAGGGAATCACATTCCCAGCATCGTCGTAGGCTACCGGGTCAGCGGATTTGATTTGGTCGGGGTCAAAGACGGCAGCCTCAACCACGCTGCCATCGCCCCACATTTGTATAACGCCATCGTGGCCCAGCCGCCTAGCCTCAGCATTCTTATCGTTATTGGTCTGGCCCTTGAGGTCTTCAAACAAAGGTGCCCCGTCTGGGCCATTAAAGCTATGCGCTACAGGATTTTCGATTTTGAGGTAAGCCCCCTGAACGTGTTCTCCGTACCTAGCCGCACGATCCTTTTCTGCCATCCAATATGAGGCTGGCCCCCACTCATACCCAGATTCAACTTTGTATCGGGTGATGCCTTTTGTGTCACTGCCATGGTAGAAAGGCCCAATCGTATACCCTGCAGCCTTTGCCGCAGCATCAACGAGTTTCTGCGCCGCTTCCATGTCACCCCTCTCGACTGCGGCAAGGTAGGCTGAATCAGACTCTATGTTCCCGCCATCAATCCGGCTTTCCAGAGAGGGCCCTCTGGTTGGGTCTATCAGCTCATCCTCGTTGGCTTTTCGCAGGGCCTGTTGGGCTGGGGTTTCTGGCTGGCTCTGCGTGGCTGACTCGGTTTCTGGTTTCTTTCTTTTGTAAGCAGCCTCCCACCTATCGCTAAGACTATTAGATGCTTCCTTATCGTAAACTTTACTCCACAAGATGACACCCGGACTTACTGGCTGCTCCCTCTTGAGCCATGCTCCAATTTTTCCTGCTCCTTCACGGCTTTGAGATGCGGCATCTTCATTCCACGAATCGGGAGCCACATCCGCGAAAGCGACAATTGAAATGTCACCAGAGCCGAAAGATTTGGAGGTCTCCCAATCCATATTGGAAGCCCACTTTTCTGCATCAATGTAATTATCAAACGTAAAAATTAATCCATCACCGTACTTTTCCGCCAACATGGAACTCCAATGACCGGGCATATCCCTCTTTATCCCGTCTCTTTTTATGGATTCAACATTAGACGTGAGTGTGACATGAAATTTGACACCATCTATAAATCCATCAGCCGGTACCTCCTCAGGCCCCGTCACACTCTCTGAGATGGGCGATGGCGGGTCTGGGTCTGTTTCATCCACCTCACGGCTTAAGCCCGTGTCGTCCTCCCCTACCTTGCTTTCAAGGAATTGCCCGGTCCCCTCTTCTGCCTGCTGCCCGAAATCCTGCTCGTCTTCAGGGACTAAATTTACTACACCACCAGAAGTAGTTTCTTCCTCAGTTTCTTGAGGAGCGTCATACGTCTTAGGCTCCAGTGCTCCCCTGTTCTCGCTCCTGCGCCTCTTCTGCATCTCGACGGAGAAGCTGGCCCACTTATCAGGATCGATCTTCCTGCGCATGGCGTTTTTCCCTTGCGCCTCAACCGCGACACTTGTGCGAAAGGACCCAACCACCTCGTACCCCTGCTCCAGTACGTCACTGAGCTTGGCGGCGTCCTTGGTATTTTTAGGCTTGGCTGACCCCTCAGGCATGGTGACCCTAGCTTCCCCACGGTGCTTATAGACGGCGAGCATGTGGTACGCCTTACCGCTTGGGTCAGCAACAACCACAATGGTCCTTGGGTTTGAAACATTTACATCAGGGTCTGCCCTCATCCCGCCTGTCAGTATGTCTGTAAGGTCAGAGATTCCCTTTGTCTTTGTGCCTACCTCTTCAGACCTTGCCTTCTCCATCGCCTCCTTGAGTTCCCGACCGGCCTCAAGATGATCATCATTGACTGTGAAGAATGCGGGGTAGGACACCTTATTCCCGGAAGTGGTCTTGTCTGCGGGCTGAGAGTTGAAGGCGATGAAGTTACTTGGGAAAGCCTCATTACCATCAATGGCGTTTTTCGTATTCTTTAGGTCCTCTATCTCCTGCTTGATCCTCTCCCTGTTATCCGTGACCTTGTCGGAAGGGGCCTCTAGCTCTTCTATCTTTGCCCTGTATTGTGCATCATCTATCTCTTTATCTCCCAGCTGCTTATCAAGTTTCTCTGTCTTCCTTTCAAGCGTGGCCATGGCCTTTTCGACCGCAACCCCAGCCTTGGCCTGATCCTCCTCAAGCCGCTTCATACGGGAGTCAATAGCCCCTACAAGCGCCTTATTCTGGTCCTCTAGACTTGTCGCGGGTACGACCTGTTTCTTGTTCCTCTCTGCCTGTATCGCCGCCCTCTTGGCAGCCTCGAAAGGACTCATCCCCTCCGGGAAACCCTCCTTCTCCCACGCCTTGCCTTTTGCGGGGGCAGGCTTAACGGGCTCAAGTTCTTTCTCTACCTTCGCCGGGGTAAGCCCGAGATTGGTCAGGGTAGCTCGGGGCGGGAGAACTATCTTAGTGCTCTCACTGTTATGTTCATTGACGCCATCATTAAAGGCACTCTCAAGGTTATTGATTAAATCAGCATTAGCCCCACTTAAAATATTGACTGCTGGCTCTCCCTCTGGGTCACTTGTCTCAACAGCCCCCTCGGGAAGAACTATCTTAGTGCTGGCAGCCATGCGGGCCTTTTTATCCAGCTCCTCTCTGCGTCGATTAAAGTAGTATGTGCGAGCAGCATCATCATTGCCCTCGTTAGTGATGCTCTCAGAAACTTCGGCCCTGATTGTCGGGTCAGCGGAAACCTCCTTACCATCCTTATCAAGGACAGTGGCTTCCATCTCCCTGCTTAATACATCCTCGACCTTTGCCTTCTCCTCATCGCTCAGGTAGGTGTCGATAGGCGCAGCCCCTGTTGGCGCAGGTTCCGCTGGCGTAGGTTCTATTGGCGCAGGAGCTACAGGAGGAGCCTCTTCAGTGTCCTCCGGTGTGGAGTACTGACCTGTGGCGGCCCCTACAACACTTGTCCCTGCACCTGCCATGAGACCGGCAGTCGCACCCACCTTGACGGCGTGCCAGATTCCCTTGGACTCCTCGTAGCTAAGCTCAGCATCGATGGCCTCATCAAGGGTCATGCCCCTGCCAACCTTCCTAGAGAGAACCCCTACATATTCTTGGAAGCCCTCAGTGACTCCTTCAGTTACTCCAGCTCCAATTAGGTTCTTGGAGATTTTACCGTAGGCACTATTGGATATCTTGCCATAGAGACCCTTGGAGGCTGACTTGGTTAGCTTCTGGCCTGTAAGTGACTTAACCAGCTTGCTGGTAACCATGGCAGGCATCACTGTGTC